TTTTTTTTTTTTTTTTTTTTTTTTTTTTTTTGGAACAAAGGAACCGTAGACTATCCCCTAATAGTCTGAAGTGGAATAAAATGGGGCACCCATCCAGTAGAACAGGGTGAAATCCTCTGAGGCTGCAAACTCAATGGCAAATTGAATCGTACCAGAAGCTGTGGTGGAAGAGAAAGCAGTAACAGTGGAGGAGTCAGAAAAATACGGGTCAAAATTGGTATCATTTGCTGACAGGGCTTTGATGGAGCCGATTGAGCCAAGGCCAGAGGGAAGGAAATAATTGTTCGTGTAAATGGGGAGTTCAACTTCTACTCCTCCTTGGGTTGACGGAACAAAAGCAAGTGTTCCCTTTGCATCACCTCCTGGGTTGCCGCTCGCAGTAGCAATCACAATCGTGGTAGAGTCAGTTGCTGAGGGATTGTTCATGGTAACGTTCAACCTCGCCATCGAAGTAAACTCTGAACCCATAATCGTAATTCTGTGTCTAGCACCACCATACATCCCGAGGTAGGCGTATCTCAAGTAACTGAGAGGAGAGGGACGAGATGCAGTGCCACCAATCAACGGGGAAATGTCTGGGTACAAAGCCGGGCGGAGCGTGTAAGCAGTGTTTGCGGTTGTAACCTGGGTGACACTCTGCAAAGTCTGATATCTCTTCAAAAACGACCTCATAGACACGGGTTGCTCTCCAAAATTCAAGGTAGCCTGAGCTTCGATGTCCAGAACACTCTCTCCTAACTCAAAGCAGGTGTGGGGGTCTGAGAACTCCAATCCGGACTGCGTGACAATTCGCTCACTCGGAGAGTTGACATTATCAAACTGATTCAATCTCAATTTCTTAGATCTCGTGAAGACATTGCACGTGATTGGCGAACCGTCGGGACTCTGGAGAACAGTGAAAGGAGTGACAACTACAAAACCATTTGCATACAAAGCAAGACTGGTAGGAGCAACGGGAGGCATAGCTCGATTAGCCAATAACAACGTGGGCATTCTCAACCACTGTCTTGATTGCATCCATTTCACGCAGACGCTGACTCTTTGGGTCTCTTGAAGATCGACAATCAATGAATAGTCCTTGTTCATCTGAAAATTTGACGTGATAAGGATGTGCTGAGAGATGTTGGGCTCAAACTGGATCATGACTTTGCCTCTATGCAGCGCCGAAACAACAAAATCGAAGGTGAATTCTATCTCACCACACCAGAAATCAAAACAATCAGAGACATAAGAAATAGCCGTAGGTTGAATGGTAGTCTTTGATGCAGCAATGGGTCCTGGCTTGTTGACGTTCGGAATGACAGCAGTGCTCCACAGTATCGTACTCATTGGAACTGACGACGTGCTCCAAACAAACTGGTCCAACAATGAGTTGATGGAGGCTATGTAGGCGATCGACAGTTCATCGACTTCTACTCCCACGATGCGAGGATCGACACTCAAAGACTGAAGGGGGTCGAAAGACAACTTCTGGGCAGAACTGCGACCAATAGTGACTGCATTATTCTGATACGGTTGATTGACGACCAAGTGAGGAGAATCGATCGTGTTGTCTATTCGAGGAACTGACCAACCATAAATACTCGCGAAACTGGCAATTCCCTTGAAGACCGAAGCAGAAGCTAAGGCCCAGGGTCTGAAAACTGGTATCTTGGAGACTGCTTCTGAAATCATAGACAAACTACTCGCTGTTTTCTCAACTGGACCGGTTATCATCTCCTTCTTAGACTCTGTGGTGATAACAGTCTGAGAGGCTGTAGGTGCGGCAAGTGTCGTGTCAACAAATCGGGCATACACGTAAACAGTGGCTGAAGTGGGGGCCGAAGAATTCGAAGCTGCCAACTGATTCATAGTGTAGAGAAACAAAGTACCCATACTCGAAATGTCAGAAATAGCAGTTCCAGAACCTAGATTCGTAGCAGAGCCTGAATTGTACAATCGACAGAATGGTTGATAGTTGATGTACGGGGCACGGAGGACAAGAGGCTTGTTTTCTCTGAAATCGATCAAACGACAACCACGAGACTGGGACAGATACTTGACAAAATTCAATCGATTTGCCGCACTCGCTCCAACGTAAGTCGTCGCAAGGGCGTTGGAAGAAACTTTCGGCAAATAGGCAACTAACAAACGACCAAAGTGAAACGGTGACGCCGCAACCTCAATAGTGATCTCTATGCCCGCTCTCATGAGTCCATAGTTTCTAAATTTCGAGCGTACGGAAGGGTCCAGAGATAACAAGTTCCACACATTGAGCTGTTGACTGATGTCGGTAGCCAAGGGAACTGAAAGAGTGGCAATCCGGACAGGACGCGCGAACCAATCACTGGGTGTCAAACTTGTCATTCTTGCAAAGTCAACACTCTCACCAATCTGCTGATAATTGGGCATCTGTCCTCCAATATCAGTAACGTTTTCTTTATCTTCGACAACAGAATCACCAACTTCACCAGTGGACATAACAACCTCTGCTTCTGTGCGAATCCGCTCGGAAACTTCTCTGCGGTCAGCTGCAAAAAGTTGTTGCGTTGTCAAAGTGATCTCTTCAACTCTAGACACGGTCGCGAAGTGTTCATCAGCGGCAGCTCGATAAGTAGGAAAATTCGAGTACTCAAACGTGTTCCTAACCTGTCCGTAAGTCATTGAAGAAAATGCATTCACAGAAACCTTGATGTCATCCAGCTCGGAGTTGAGCTTTGAAGCAAGCTCTCGTCTGCTTTCTGTGCGAATGGTGAATTTTTCAACAAGATCACTGTACAATGGAAACCTCTGAATTGCGACATCAGCTGTATCTCTGCCCCACTGATCTTCAACCTGGCCAACTAAGAAACTGCGGAAAACATCATAGTCCTTCTCATTCAAATGGAAGAACGATTCACGAAGAGCTGAATCATAAGTAGAAATGGTCTGAGTACTCACTGATTCATATTTCGAAGGAGAAGTCCAAAGAAGCATGCGATAAATGGAGTCAATTTCCAACGCAGCAACCTTTTGAGGAAGAACAGAATGAGTAATCCACTTGCGCTTTAGGAAAGAAGCTTGATCTGGTTCAATGAACTTTTCGAGAATGGAACCCTTAGCAGCACTAGTGAAATCCATACCAAACTTTTCCTTGACAAAAGCCTGATAAGTGATGTTGTTGAACAATTCTGCAACTTTGGCCTTGATAGCGACTAGGACATCATCTCCATACAACAACGGCATGACAAACTCGAAGAAATCAAGATCTTTAGTCAAACGATGTGAGTACCAATAATACATAAGCATGATCAGATTCCTAAGTGTGTTATCTTCAGCGGTTGAGTTCTTGCCAGACGCCTGCAGAGCAGGGACAGAGTAGACATCACCATTCATGTGTATGATAGGATGAAGACCCTCTGATAAAAGACCGTTGACAATCTTCATAGCTCGTTCGTTGTAACCGAAATGCTTCAACACTTGAGAGACTACAGTAGCTGCCGCCTGACCAATCTGGAAGGGCATCTGAAGATCAAAGCCACCGTAATCACCTTCCATCCACAGATTCGAAAAAGCTTTGAGGCGCTCGTAATGAAGATGTCCCTCACTGTGCATATCAGTGCCGAGTCCACAATAGAACAAATCACTGAATTGAACCATGAGCATGTAAAACGGAGAGAGAAACATCTTCTGAAGAAGGAGGAGAGAAAGGGGTGAAACATAGAAAACACGAGTCTTTCCTGTCTCACACTTACTTTTCTCTCTGGGTTCATCTTTCAAAGCCGCATCATAAACAAATCCAACTTTGTCACCTCGCTCATAGATGGCCATAGCTTCATTGATAACAGAAAAAACTTGAGGATCAATGGTGCGTTTAGGATCATCCAGCATCGGGAGATATTTGCTCTTCAAACCTTGTAAACCAAAACCTGCTGACGTACTTGCAGTGACTCTGCGGAGAAACTGATCATCTACCTCGCCATTAATTGCAGACTCCAGAGTCAAAGGGTTAAGTGACTCGATGCCGAGCTTCCTCAAGCCTTTAGTCAGGTGCGAAACAAGTTTTGAAACAACTGTCTCCAGAACTCCAACGTCAAGGAAAACTTTGTCCTTATTCGCTTTCAACAGGTTGATTGAGTAAGGATTGTAATAGACCTTGTCACGCATCGTGGGACGCATCATTGGCTTGTCATACAACAAATGGGGGCCTCTTCCGAAAAGTCTTAACATCAACTCAAAGAAAACAGTGAGATTGGCAAGATGCGAAGGTTTCAAAGAAGATTTCTGATCCGAAACGACAGTTTTTGTCCAACGCCCGAGGTAACGAATGTTCTCAAGAGTATTGTAGCAAAAAGGGGACTTCGCATGAGGTTGTTCCAAAACAGTTTCAGTGTCAATGATGTCACTAACAAGAGAAGTGTGATAGGTCTCACTCAAGGATTGCTGCAAGATGGTATCGGGCCTCTTAAGAGCTGCATGCAGAAGATCCAAATTAAAAACACTAGCGTAGCCGTTTTGCGCACTTCCAGCACAATGAATGCCACAGAGAGCACTTCCCTTGTCTTTCTGATAGACAACAGGGAGACCACAAGATCCGGCGGATGTTGCAACGGGAGGATAACGAATGAAAGACTTGATAGGGATGGACGTACGAACGTCATGTTCAGCAATAATCGTCCTTTCTTCATAGACACCGTTCATGATGGCTTCACCGATTGACACTTCACCTGTGGATCCGAGTTTACCAGAGTAAATGTGGGAAACAATGTTGACAAATTGAGCACTGTGGATTCGAAACATAACAATGTCATCACCAACTCGCGTCAGATCGGAATGTTTCATCTCGAATTCCACCTTCTCTGCAAGTTCACGACCATTCGTTGCTCGCCAAAACATAACTCTGAAAGGACCTGCACTAGCGAAGTAGTGTGCGGACGTAACAGCCCAATCTCCAATCAATCCAGTAGCGTAACCGTGACTCTTCACCGTATCTGTGAAAACCGTCATCTTACGAACATTGCGCATGACTTTGGAAACGAGTTCTGCAGGACCACCCGTGCATTTAGAAGCTGAAGGTTTTTGATCAAAGAAACCCCAGGTATCAGCGATCTTAGCACGATTCCTTCGGACAAGTGAACTAGAGCAACCATAACCAACATCAACACTCGGGACTTCATTGAGTGACTGAGTGGGAACGATCTCAGAATCAGTCTTCAAGTACTTCATCATACCAATGAAACCCAAGGTAGCAGTGGCAAAAATACCTATGGTAACAGACAAGTACGAACCAAAGAAACACTTGTAGAGAAGATTCTCCCGAATGTTCCAATCAAAATAGTCGAAAACCTGTAACCACAACTCTTTAAACTTCCTGTCATACTCCGCAACTGAAGTCTTACTGAACCACTCTCCCCGCATGACAAGGTCACAAGAGGCAAGAACTAGTGGAACAACACTCAGAAATCGAAAAGGGGTAAAGAAAGTGAGTACTGTAACAAAAGACTGAAGAAATAAAGAAGCACCGGACAGAGGACCTTGTGCCTGGAAGAACCGAGACCACGACCAGTAGATTGTGAAAGCAAAAAGCTTACACAATAGCTTTGCACCGCCTGTGTAGACCGAAATACCAACTCCCTTACGAAAGGTGCTGGTAGTGAAAACCAGAGGAACTACAGAGTAAACAGAGTTGTCTCTGTGGATAGCCTTCAGTTGGTACTCAGTGGCGAGAATGTCTGTGTTGATAGGACCTCCCCAGATGAAATCATAAAAGGTTCCTGAACGCTTCGTGATCATAACCTCAAGGTCCGTCCGAAAACTCTGGTTCCTAACGACATCACAAACACGATCATTGAAGTAAACAAAATGAGAGCCGTCCTTCTTCTTACAAACATAGGCACCACAATTTGCGACGATGATATCAATGATTTCCACAGTTGACGCCTCATCTTTAAAAAAGACGTGTTTTCCAGCTTGAAAATTGAGATAAGGAGTAAGACGCGTATCAGGAAATGGTAAAACCTTCTCTTGTCTACACAACCAGTCCCAAAACGTTCTTGGCGGGGGATTAAGACTGCGGGGATCATACTTCGAACCAAGGGTCAACCGAATCTCACGCTCCAAAGACGTTTCGAAAACCAAGATGTTTTGTCTGCGTTTCTCATACATGTCTCGACTGGACAAACTCATGTAGAAATCCGGGTCTGACTTTGAGGGATTGCTTTCGTCTCCAGTGAGGGCTTGTGATTGAACATGCTCTACACTGAAACTAAGCTCATATTCCTTCTCGTCGAAAAGTTGACTAACGCCAGAGAGAGGTTCTCCGCTGTTTCCGTCATCGTTCACAAATGTAGCGTACATCGAGGGATCTATGAAATCATTTCCGCTTCTGACGAACCCGAGCTTCTCAAAGTACTTAGGAACACCATCTGGACAGGAAAGATCTGAAGGATTGGCCTGAGGAGTGTACTTGTCTGGCTTGTGTGCCTTGATTATGTCACGATGCAGAATCTGGTCATAAGTTCTATCTTCCGGATCGGGAGGGAGGACACTTCCTGAAGCTGACACGAGATGCTGTCGGCGAGTTGGAGCGAGAGGAGTATCAAAAAGTGCACCGGAACGCTTCTTCGCGACAAGATCTAATTGAGAGCTCATGTGCTTATTCATCAACTGACGCATACAAGCAAGAGCTTCAAAAATGTCAAGATCTTTGGCTTCGACCTTAGAAGGATGTTCAACTCCGTCATGTGTTGCGAAACCATCAAAAATGATAGCTTCAAACGTGAAATCTGCAACCCCGACGGCAACACACTTCTCAATGTCAAAAGTCCACAAGTCAGTGGAGACGGCAGGAGGATCGAGCATGACTTTCTGATAGTCAAGTTCTGGTACAGTTGTCTTACCGTCACCATAATCCTTGCGATACTTCTCTCTGACCTTTGGCGTGACATGAATGAGACGACGCAGGTAAGCGGAGGCATTGAACTTATTCTTCTCAAAGTTCATAGTCTTGTTGTTGGTATCGGAGATAACCATCTCAAAACTAATATAGTGCTTTCCTTTATCATCAACACCAGCCTGATTAGCAATCATCGGTAGACAATCAATAACAGACGTGAGCTCAGAACAAGACTTTGCGCATTCGCGCTTGGCAATCTCTGCGGACTCTGAACCGGGTTCGGACCAGTGACCGATAGGTTGACTCTTGAGACCATCAAAGAAATCGGTATTCTGAGGACGATGATAAATCATCTCGGGAGAGAAGGTGATTCCTCTGATTTCACACCAAAGTTTCGAAAACGTGTCAATGAGAGTTGACTTGCCAATTCCTGGATTTCCTATCAGAATGGTACGGCGATA